ATTAGACTATCTTAATTCTTATAATCCAGGATTAACTTATGTATTCATGGGTAAGAAAGCAGAGGAAAGTAGTATTCATCTTGGTGAAAATTGTAATAAATTCTTTGTATCTCATCCAGCATCAGCTGCATATTCTCACTTAAAAGAATGGGATTGTAAAGATGTTTTCAACAATGTATCAGATCTTACAAAAAAGAGTTATAACTTTGACATAAAATGGTAAAGCATGGATGAAATATTTAATCTATTAATTAAAAAAAACCTGAGTCCAAATCAATTGTATATACTCTATTGTATTAAATATAAAATCAAAACTAATGATTTTGTAAATGATGCATTAGAGATAAAACGCTTAGAATCAGGAGACTGGTTAGAAGCTGACATAACATTAACTAGTAAATCAGTAATGCTACTACAAGAATTAGAATCATTCTTCAAGACAAGTAAAAAGAAAACTAGCACAGTAATAATGGGTGATAATTTTATAGAAAATATAGATGAATATCTAGATATTTTTCCTAAATTTAAACTCCCAAGTGGTAAATATGCTAGGTCAGACAAGAAGAATTTAGAGAATAATTTTAGGTGGTTTTTTGATAACCATGCTTATAGCTGGGAAACTGTACTTAATGCTACTAAACTTTATGTTGATGAGTATGAAGCTACAGGATACAAATACATGAGAACATCACAATATTTTATTAGAAAACAAGGATCAGATAAAACATATGACTCTGAGTTAGCTAATTATTGTGATATGCTCTTAAATGGATCTGAAGATCCGTCACAAAAACATTTTAAAGAAAGGGTTGTATAATGCGCAAAATGTCCAGGTTATCCTTATTGCTATGTGCAATAGTGGGAACTTTGTTTGCTTATGCTGTCACTAATGCATTTATTGTTGAGGTCAATATAATTAGTTTTATAGTGATTGAGGTGATAATAAGCATTATGCATGCAAGTTTTAACAGAGTGAAAGTAAAAGTTATTTAATTATTGTATATGCTTAAGCCAAAAGAAGTAAAACTTAGTTGGAATAGTCAGAAAGAAGGCTTTCAGGAATCTTTACATTATCTAAAAGGTAGAATGGTTGGAGACATTAAAAGTCTTAGAACTCCATGGCCTAAATTTAATGATGCAACTACTGATGGTATTGAATGGAATACTATTACAGTAATTGGTGGAAGACCTGCAAGTGGTAAAACTTTAATAGTTGAACAGATTGTAAGAGAATCATTTCTATTAAATCCCGCTGAAGATTTTAGAGTTTTACAGTTTCAATTTGAGATGTTAGCTAGGTCATCTGCAATTAGAGAGTATTCTAGTATTATTGGTAAGTCATATAAGTATTTATGTAGTGCTGATGGAGCATTAAGTCCAGAAGATTTACAGAGATGTTATGATTATGCTAAAGAAAAAGTAAAGTATCCTATTGATATAGTAGAAAAACCATGTACTGTAGATGAATTAAAGAAAATAATTCATGAGTATATGGCATATCATTCTACTGTTGATGAAGATGGTGTCAGAAAATATAAGAAAACTCTGATGTCACTGGATCACTCAGTACTTGTTAAAAAAGCACAGACTGAAAGAGATAAGAATGAAATGCTTAATAATCTTGGTGAAGCTTTCACTGAACTTAAAAGAATATACCCTATTGCTTTTATTATATTAAGTCAATTAAATAGAAATATTGATAATCCTGACAGAGCTGAAGATGGTAAATATGGTAATTATGTGTTAGAATCAGATATATTTGGTGCTGATGCGTTATTACAGCATGCTGATACCGTAGTAGGTATTAACAGACCTGCAAAACAGAAGATCAGATTCTATGGTCCTGATAGATTTATAATAGAAAATGATAGAGTATTGGTATTACACTTTCTTAAATGTAGAAATGGTGATACTAGAATGAGTTTCTTTAAAGCAGAATTTGAAAAAATGAGTATATCAGAGATGAATACTCCTGCTCAACAAGAAAAAAGAATTGGAACCAAATAATTAATATATGGCGTTAACAACAAAAGACACAAGTAACCAAACTGGTGGATTTAACAGAAAGGAGAAGACTGAAGAGTTGATGAAGTATCATCAAAAGGTATTTAATGCATTAGGAGTATCTAATCCATTATATATTCCTAAATGTGCTTATAGACCTTATGGCAAGGATGAATTGCACATGGGCTTCTTTAAAAGTGAATTATGTAGAGAGCAAGACATCTATACTGAGTATACTAGTATATCTCTTGAGTCTGAAGATCCAACAAGAACACTGTATAAATGGAAGTATAATCCATTTTATGATGAGGAGTATGAAACTACTGAACCAAATGGCCAAGGTCATGTGAGGTATTTGATCCCTGTATCAGAACTGATAAAAGTAATGGCTGAACCTAAGAAGACTGAACCTACAAAGACTGAAGTAGAAGGATTATTTCCTGATTTTGATGGAATAATGGATGCAGATTTAGATGCTCCTCTAAGTAGTTTAACTGTTAGAGATCTTGCTGCCATATTATTACAGAAACCAGTGAGTAATAAAAAATGGTTAAATGATTTAATAAAGTAAAAAATGGAAGGATTGGTATTGCCCACTAATAAAGTGAGCGCAACAAGAGTGAATCCAAAAAGATTATTAATTTACTCTAAACCTAAGACAGGTAAAACAACTGCGTTTGCTGGTTTAGAAAACAATTTAATAATTGATTTGGAGAATGGGACTGATTATGTAGATGCAATGAAAGTAAAAGCTAACAGTCTTAAAGAATTATTAGCTGTTGGTAAAGCTGTAGAAGAAGCTGGTAAACCTTATAGGTTTATTACTATTGATACAGTTACTGCATTGGAAGAAATGGTTATGCCGTTAGCTGTTAAAAAGTATAAAGCTACTTCAATGGGTAAAAATTATGATGGAGACAATGTAATTACTTTACCTAATGGTGCTGGTTATTTATATGTAAGAGAAGCATTCTTTGATGTTTTGACTTACATAGACAAGTTAGCTGATCATGTTATTTTATCTGGACATATCAAAGACAAACAAGTTGATGATAAAGGTGAAATGGTAATGGCTGCTAATATTGATTTAACTGGTAAGATTAAATCTTTAATTTGTGCTAATTCAGATGCAATTGGTTACATGTTCAGAAAAGGTAACAAGGTTATGTTGAGCTTCAAAACTAATGAAGAGACTACTTGTGGTGCAAGACCTGATCATTTAAGAAATGCAGAGATTGTAATTAGTGAAGTGAATGAAGATGGTGGGGTTACTACTCACTGGGATGAAGTATATAAATAATTAATAATATAAAAAATAAGAAAACATGGCAATAGGAACTAAAGATGTAAGTGCAGGTGGAAGTGGTATACCAAAAACAATCACACCAGGTAATCACAAATTGAAAATCAATAGTGTAATGGCTGAAGACTTCAAATTTATACCAGGAGCAATAGTGTTAACTTTAAATGTAGAAACTGAACCTATTGAAGGGTTTGAAGGTTTTATGTTGAATAAAGATATTCCAGATTCTGGTCACTATAAAGGTCAAATTGGTAGAGTAAAAGCTGGTCAATATGCATTTGCTGATGGTCAGACTAAATCAGGAGTACAAATCTATAGAGATAATTCTATATTAGTATTCTTAAAATCTATCTGTACAGCATTAGATATGACTGAATGGTTTGATCTACAAGATAACAAACATGATACTATTGAGGATTTCATTCTTGCATTTAATGAGACAGCTCCATTTAAAGATAAGTATTTAGATTTCTGTATTGCAGGAAAAGAATATGAAGGTAAGACAGGTTATACAAATTATGACTTATTTTTGCCAAAATCTTCTAAGAATGGTTATGCATTTGCTAAACTTGGATCAGGTAAACACTTATTATATAGTGAAACTGATCATCTTAAGAAACTAGAAGCAAAGAAAGTTGAATCATTTGGAAACGGTGATGATGACTTTGCAGTACCAAGTAAGGCAGCTTCTGACTTTGATTTAGACTAATAAGTTTAAAGGGAGTCAGTAAAAGGGCTCCCTTTTTATTATTAAATTTAAATATTATGATTTCTACAAAAGGTGCAATGCAATTCAAAGATGTACCAACTACTTGGATCTTTGAGCATTATTTAAATCTAACAGAACAGTTAGATGGTCAACAAATTAAGATTAAATCAATATTTAAAACAGAGAAGACTCCATCAATGATCATTTATATGGATGCTTTTACAATGACATATAAGTTTAAAGATTTTTCATCAAGTATTCAAGGTGATTCTATTACTCTAGTACAAAACATATTTAATATTGAAGATAGAGCATCTGCATCATTTAAGATCCTTAATGATTATAAGACATATCTTGGTGATAATAAATCTTATAAGCAACCTGAAATTAAAATATATGAAAATTATAAAGTATCTGATTATACTATTAGGCACTGGAGTAACTTTGATCAAAAGTATTGGGGACAATATTATATTGGTTCTAACATGTTAGAAGCATATAATGTATCTCCACTAGAATATTATAAAATGACAAGAACTGAACTTGATGGTACAGTATCTGAAATAACTATTAATGGATTGTATCTGTATGGTTATTTTAAGAGTGACGGTACTATGTATAAGATTTATCAACCTAAGAACATGAATAAAAAGTTCTTAAAACTGGCAAATTATACGCAAGGTTCACAACAATTGACTTTAACTCAAGACTATTTAGTTATCACTTCATCACTTAAAGATGTTATGGCATTTAATAAACTTGGATTTAAGAATGTTGAATGTATTGCTCCAGACAGTGAAAATACTATGATTAAAGAATCTAGTATAGATAAACTTAAAGAGAAATATAAAAGCATATGTGTACTATTTGATAATGATGAAGCAGGTATCAATTCTATGAAGAAATATAAAGAAAGATATGGTCTTCCTTATATCATATTAGATATGGAGAAAGATGTTTCAGATTCTATTAAAGTGCACGGGTTACAAGACGTAAAAGAAAAACTATTTCCACTATTAAAAAATGCAATACATGAAAGGTAAGATCACAATAGATATTAAGTATGATAAAAATAATCCAAATGAGTTTGCTCAAGAAATTATAATTAAAAAGGCAACTATTCTTCATTTAGCAAGTGCAATTGTAAAATTGACATCAATAATGGAGCAATATGCAACAGAAGAAGATAAAAAAAATCTTGCAAATCTTATACGTTTAGAAGATAATCAGGAAACAACAGTTATGATGGTTAAACCATTAGGTGATGCATAAAAATTAAGATTATGAGTTGGATACATAAAGGTAAAGTGTTTACAGAATCTGATATTCCTGAAGGAGCTATTGGTTTTGTATATCATATGTCAGTAATATTAAATGGTAATAGCTATGCATATATTGGTAAGAAGAATTTCTTTGCTAATATCAAGAAACCTATGGGTAAAAAAGCATTAGCTCAAACTACTGATAAAAGACTAAAGAAATACACTAGGGTTACCAAACCTAACTTTATGGCTTACCATAGTAGTAATCAACAATTAAAAGAAGCTCATAAAGCTGGATGTAAAATTAAAAGGGAAATTCTAATGATTTGCTACTCAGCAACAGAATTGACTTATCAAGAAGTAAAGCATCAATTTAAATATGAAGTGCTTGAGAAAGAGGAGTTCCTTAATGGGAATATACTTGGTAAATTTTATAAGTTTAAATAATAAAAAGTTATGGCTGAAAATAAATTAGAATCAATTATGATTGGTTTAGTAAATGCGGGTATTAAAAAAGTATGCGTAAGTTATGATGGAGGTGGAGACAGTGGAGCTATTGAAGCTATAAAAATAAGTACTAATTCAGATACTGATTTTGATGACCTTCAAGGATGGACTAGTGATGCAACTGATTTAAATGATTATAACTCAGAGTTATATACATTACTTGAAGAGTACTGTCAAGAGATGTTATTAAATGACATTGAAGACTGGTGGAACAATGATGGTGGCTTTGGATATGTAAATATTGATGTAGAAGAAGGTACCTATGAGATTCAAAATAGTATAAGAGTTACTGACTATGAAGAGTTTATTCATACTGGTAATTTATTTGAGAAAAATAAGAATTAATGGCACATCCATTAGAGCATTGTAAGTCCTCAGTAAGAAAGTGGGGAGGTAGACAAGTTGATTATCAGGCTATTCATGAATGGCTAGATGAAACTAAGGCTTGGGTTGGTCACAGCATGCATAGAATGTTCCGTCACCATAGTGAAGGTATATTTGAATGTGAAAAAGTATTTGGAGCATCATTTATCAACTTTGATGGTAAGACTGTATATACAAGATATGTTGCTGAACAACATGTAAAAGAAGATTGCAATAATTATATTCCTACTGCTAAAGAATGGGTAGATATGATAACATCAGGTAAACCTAAAGAATGGGCAATTAAAACACTTAAAATAGAAGATTAATGAGACAAATAAACCTTAAAAATAAAAGACTAATGGAAAATAACAAACATGTATGGGAAGGTTGGACAGTGCAAGCATTTATTGATGAACTAGAACCAAGTTTTGAAATGATTATGAATAATGGTTCATGCCAAAGTGCATTTAAAACTAAGCAGGAAATAAAAGATTGGTGTAAAGATAACCAACCTTATTACAAAAAACACATACCTGATGTAGCTAAATATTTTTATAGCAAAGCAGGTTTAAAATAGAAGACTGATGGAAAAACAACTATTTATAATTGATGGCTACAGAATATGGGCTATAACATATGAAGATGCATATGCAAATTATTTAGTAATATCAAGATTATGATAATGGAAAAAGTAGTACTGAATAGAGAGAGTGTAAGAAGTGTAATGGATATGTATGCATCAAAGGATAAAGATAATCACTTGGTTGCAAATGAGATAGTTAATAATTGTGATACTGAAAAATCATTACCATGGTTGATTTTAATATATTCAGAAAGTATTAATACTAATGATTACTGGACAGAACATATGCCTAATGCAATGAAAGTCATAAGAGAGTTAAGTGTACATGGTGAATACAAGCCTACAATCAATAATGTTTTGATGACTTTACTTGATTTAAAAGCTGAAGCTGATGTAGTAGATATGTTTTTACAATTACATGTTGAGACTTTAAAGAAAAGTATGAAGAATTGGGGTTATCCCGTAGATAAATTAAACTATTCAATAACATTAAAGGATGGCAAAGAGTAGAGAAGATAGTTTAGCAAAAACCAGTAAAGATTTGATGTTGAAAGAGCCTTATTATGGGTTCTTTTTAATTATGTTGAATAAAGTATGGGATAATAAAAGAGTTCCAACTGCTGGTGTTAGTAAGCATAATATCAATTATCAGCTTACTATTAATGAAGATTTCTGGACCGGATTGAGTGATGATCATAAGCATGGTTTATTAAAACATGAGCTGTTGCATATTGCATTTGGTCACTTGACAATGTATTTTAAATTTAGTGATAAAAAGCTTGCTAATGTTGCTATGGATATGGAGATTAATCAGTATATTGATAAAGATTATTTACCAGATGGTGGTATTAATATTGATGATTATGCTGATTTAAACTTAGACAGAAAAGCAGGTTGTAGATATTATTATGAGAAACTACAACAAGCTAAAGAACAAAAAGACAAAGGTGGTGAAGATGGTACCAGTGGTGATGACAACTATGATAAGTTATGTGATCAAATGGATGGAGATGGAGACATGCCTAGTGATCACCCAACTTGGTCTGACTTTGAAGACATGACTGAAGCTGAACAGAAGCTAATTGAGAAGCAATTGAATAAGATTCTCAATGATGCTAAGGAGATGACTGAAAAGAAAAGAGGTAATGTTCCTGGAGAAATTGAGGGACTACTTGAAATGGAAGCAATCATAGCCCCTAAGTTTGATTGGAAAGGGTATATCAGAAGATTTACTGGTGTATCATCAAAAGTGTATACTAAAAAGATAAGGAGAAAAGAGAATAGAAGATATTCTGATAATCCTGGTCTAAAGATTAAAATGAAACAACATATGTTGTTGGCTATTGATACTTCAGGTTCTGTATGTGATAAAGAGTTGCATGAGTTCATGAATGAGATACATCACATCTATAAGCAAGGAGTAGATATTACTATTGTACAATGTGATACTGCTATCAAGAGCATAGAACCTTATAAAGGTAAAAATGAGATTAAGATATATGGTAGAGGTGGGACTGAATTTGATCCCGTCCTTGAGTATTATAATGAAAATATAAGAAAGTTTACTAGCTTGGTATATTTCACTGATGGTGAATGTTATACTGATGTTAAACCAAAAGCTCCTGTTTTATGGGTGCTGTCTGAACAATCCCACATGAATAATGACCTTCCGGGAAAGGTAATCAAGTTAGAAATTTAAAAAATTAAAAGAGATGAGTCAAGTGCAATTAAACGTAGATGAGTTAAAAGGGTTCTTAAAACACATTGTTAATAATAATCAATACATCCAAGCTGAAGGTAAAGTACCTGTTGCTATTAATGTAGAAGGTGATGCTGGTCTTGGTAAGACTTCAGCTGTTAAGCAATTAGCAACTGAGATGGGTATGGATATTATTAAGTTAAATTTATCTCAGATAGAAGAGTTAGGTGATTTGATTGGTTTTCCATTCAAAGAATTTGAGATGGTAAGAGAAGATGGTCTTACTAAATGGGTTCAAGAGTCATTGATGGAAACTTATATCAAGAATAGATATAAGCCAACTACTAATAGTAGAATGTCTCATGCTGCACCAGAGTGGATTCAAGGTAAAGGTGAAGGTGGATTCTTAATCTTAGATGATTACACTAGAGCTGATCACAGATTCATGCAAGCTACCATGGAATTAATTGATCAACAAGAATATATTTCTTGGAAATTGCCTAAGAACTGGCATATTGTATTGACTTCTAATCCAGACAATGGTGACTATAATGTAACTGCATTAGATGTTGCTCAAAAGACTAGATTTATCTCAGTTGAGGTTAAGTTTGATATCAATGTATGGGCTAAGTGGGCAGAACAAGTTGGTATTGATGGTAGATGTATCAATTTTATGTTGATGAATCCAGAAGTAGTAACTCAAAGAGTTAATCCAAGAGCTATTACTACTTTCTTCAATGCTATTAGTTCTATTGAAAAGTTTGAAGAGCAGTTACCATTAATCCAAATGATTGGTGAAGGTTCTGTAGGTGCAGATTTCTCAAGTATGTTCACTATGTTTATTAATAACAAGATGGATAAAATCATTTCTCCTAAAGATATTATGACTAACACTAGTGAAGCATATGTTGTAGGAGCATTAAATGGTGCTGTAGGTACTGGAGATGATTTTAGAGCTGATATTAGTAGTATTATTACTACAAGAATCATTAATTATTCATTGAAGCATGCATCTGAGCATTCAGTAAGTGATGCAATGATTAACCGTTTGGTTAAATTGTCTACAGATTGTGAGGCATTCACAACTGACCTTAAATATTACATGGTAAAAGAGATTCTTGCAGGTAACAAACCTAAGTTTGCTAAGATGATGCAGAATGCTAATGTAATTAAAATGGCAGTTAAATAAATATTAATATAAAGCGGTGTAAAAAGCCGCTTTTAATTTAAAAATATGGAAAATACTTTAATAATAGAGTTAAGTTTATCAAACTCTGACTACTATGATAATCATGATTTATCTTTACTAGACTTTAATACTCAGGTTAATATACAAGCTGCTACATTTAATAATGTAGAGACACTGTTTCCTTTATCAACAGGTTATGAACCTAAAGAAAAGGATAAATTATTTTTTGCTAAGAGTGTAAACATACCTCGTGTAAAACTTAAAAATCTTACAAAAGATTATAAAATAAAAGCAACAACAAAGATTGAAGAAGCAAATGCAGTATTTATTTCAAGTAATACTACTGCAAAATACACTGCAGTATCTTGGCGTTATCATGTAAGAACTGATAAGTTTAAAGAGTTTTTTGAAGCTGCTGTTGATGGTGGTAATTTTGATGACTATCATGCAAATAAAATAAAAGATGCTTTAGAGTTTTATGAAAGTGACTTAATTGCAATAGATTACAACACTAGACAAATCTTAGAAGATGTACATATTCCTTTTAGATTAACTGAAGGTGTAAGTTATTCATCTCAAAGATTAAATTACATTACTGATGAGTACTATGATTCATATAAAGATATTCTTAATTTTACTGGAGATGTATATGATGAATCTGAATTACTAAAATACTTAAATGGTAGTGATGCAATAGCTATTGAAGAGAACATGTATGAAAGTTTATGTGAAATGTTTGATAGCTCAGATAGAGATAATCATACAATGGCTATGGAGATCATGGCTAATTCACAGTTTGAGGACAGTGTTTTATATTTAAGCTTATTATTTAATAAGTATTATAATGACATGCAAAACTCAAGAACTAAAAGTCATGTAAACTTTAAGTCATTGCTTGCATTAATGGAAATCAGATCAAGTTACTTTCATCTTAGTATAGATGATATAGTTCTTAAGTTGAAAAAGCATAATAAGTTAACAAAAGAAAGTGTTGATATAGTGCTAAAGAAACTAGGAGATGAAATCATTAACCGTGGTGAATCAAATTATTTTAAAGTTAAAACAATTACAATGACTGAAGAGATGTTGGCTGTTTTGAATTTAAATTATGAGTATAGAACACAAGGTGATTTTACACCACAATCTCCTGAGATTGAAGAAGTTGTAGAAGAAATAGTTTCTTTAGAAGAAGAAGCTGTAGTTGCAACTGTAGAAGAAACTGTTGAAGAAGTGGTAGAGACAGTTGAAGAAGTAGTTAATGTACCTATAAAAGAGATCATTGACTTTGATAATGTAATTGTAGAATCAAAAACAAATAATGATGACTATTTCTTATAATGAAGAATTAAATCAATTTTATAACAGTGACTTTTATTTTAGTTACTCAAGTATAAATAAGCTGTTGTATTCACCAGCAGCTTTTTATAAACACTATATCTTAAATCAAAGAGAAGATATGGTTGATGCTCATTTAGTGGCAGGGAAAGTAGTACATTGTTTACTACTTGAACCAGATAAGTTCAATGATGAATTTATTGTAATACCAAGTAATCTACCAAAAGATAACAACAGATTACTTGTGGATGAAGTCTTTAAGGTTTTTCAATCACAACCTGATACTGATTTGACATTGGCTGATTTTCCTGATTCAATTATTAATGTACTTGTAGGTATTAACTTGCACCAGTCATTAAAGAATGATGAAGGTAGAATAGCAAAGATGCTGACTGAACAGAATGTACAATACTTTGAATTTTTAAAAGTAAAACAAGGTAAGACTATTGTAGATCAAACTACATTAGACACTGCAAAAGAATCTGTAGAGTTATTAAGAAACCATGCAACTGTAAGAAGTTTGCTGCAACTTGATAATGATAGAGATGAGAATATTAAAATCTATAATGAAGAAGGTGTGCAATTAAAATCAAGTAAATACAAGTTTGGTTTTAAAGGTATATTAGATAATGTGGTCATGGATCATAATACTAAGACTATATTCATTAATGATTTAAAGACTACTGGTAAAGCCATTCAAGATTTTCCAGACTCAGTGCAATATTACAAATATTGGATACAGGCCGTCATGTATAAACAATTGAGTTTAGGTAAATATCTTAAAGATTTACCAGATAAGCTTGATTGGAAGGTTGTAATTACATTTATTGTGATTGATAGAGCTAATTTAATTTATCCATTTCAAGTATCAGATGAGACATTGAAGGTATGGGAAGAGGAGTTTAAAAATATATTGACAGTTGTAGACTATCATTATACCAATAAGGACTTTACTTTACCATATGAATTAGCAACCGGGAATGTAAAATTGTAAGAATTATGAGTATTAATGCGCTTTATAGAAATTATTTTCAAAAATCTAAGATATTTGTTTATCCGCTCTTAGGTATTAAAAAGGGTTCAAGTGTTACTCCAGTCCAAACTTATTTTGGCTGGAATGATTATGTGACACCCGAGGATATGAAACTTGTAACAGTATTTCATGCTAGAACAGATCAAGATTATGTTGATTTTGAAAAGAATGTATTACTGAAGCATAACAGACTGAATGATTACATCAAGCTAAATGATACTGAAGTATTGTATACTTTTGACTTTTCTGATATGGAAACAGATTGGATGCATTTGATCAACGGTAGATATAGTAAGATGAATCCCACAATAAAGCGCAAGATAAGAGATCATTTTGATAAAAATGGCAGTAACTACATGTATATGGATAGTTTCTTGTTTCCTGAAAAGTATTTTAACATTTATTCTGAGTTGCTAGGAGTAAATGAAGAAGTATTAATGGAGGTAGGTGAGTTATGTACTAAACCAGACATGGAAAAAGAAATATATTTAGTATCAGTAGAACAGTTAAATAAAATAATATGACAGGAGAAAACACAATGACGTTGATCAGTTCAGAATGGAATGGTCACAACACTTTTAGAATGATACCAGTATCTAATGATTCACCTTATGTAGAGTGTATCTATGATTTAACATCAGGATTATTTGTAATTATAGGTAAGGTAACTAAAACTACTTTACACATGTTACCTAAACTTGATGAGAATGGTGACCCAATGGGAACACAAGCTTTAAGAGCTAATGGTAGAAATGTAAGAGAGGAAAGAGTATCAAGTGAAACATTTCAAGAGTACTACTTAGATAATAAAGAAGATATTAAAAATCTTGTTAACTATTTAGGTATTAACTCTAAAGAGTTTGACTTTCAGACTACGTTAGACAAAGCAGTTCAACCTGCAAATTAATTTAATAAATCACAGAGTGTCATTACTGATGCTCTGTGATTTTAACTAAATAGGGGAAACAGCTTAACTGAATATGATTATGGGAGAAATTACAAAGACCCATTGGGTTATGGATTATGAGACAATGTCAAATTGTTTTATAGCTTGTTTTGAAAGTATTAAGTCAGATGAGAGACATGTATTTGTAATGCATGATTTACAGAATGACTGGGATGATTATATTGAGTTCTTGAAAAGAAATGTACTATATAATGAATGGCATGTTTCTTACAACGGATTAGGATTTGATGGTCAGATAACTGAGTATATTATTCAGAATGCTGGTAGTCTATCTTTTATGAGTGGTTGTGAGATTGCTGAATGGGTTTATAGTAAAGCTCAGTATGTAATTAATAAGCAAGGATCAGGTGAATTCTTAGATTTCTATGAAAAGAATATGAGCATCAAGCAAGTAGATGTATTCAAGTTAAATCATTGGGATAATCCTGCTAAGAGGTCAAGTTTAAAATGGATTCAGTATAGTATGGATTGGCCAAGTATCCAAGATATGCCATTACACCATACTACCAATGTGACTACATTTGACCAGATTGACATGATAGTTGATTATTGTTGGAATGATGTAGAGTCAACTAAGCGTATAATGATGCTTAGTAAAAATCAAATTGCATTAAGAAAAACATTGACAGAGGAGTATAATATTCCTTTATTCAGTGCATCTGAGCCAAGAATAAGTAAAGAGTTATTTTTACATTTCTTGAGTGAGAGTACTGGAATTAAAAAATATGAGTTAAGACAGTTAAGAACTAAAAGAGATAGTATTCCTGTAAAGGATATTATACTTGATTATGTAAAGTTTGAGACTGCAACCTTTCAAAAGCTTTTATCAGTATTTAATGATATTGTTGTATATCCTGAACACACAAAAGGTGGATTCAAATATAGTTTAAACTATAAAGGTGTAAAGACTGATTTTGGTTTAGGTGGTATTCATGGTG